TAATCCGGGGACGGCAGGTTCGGTTCAGGCCTCTCGGGTGAGCCCTCGCCGGTCATCAGCCACACTCGGTTCACTCCGGTTCGAAGAGTGATCCTGTTGACCACCTCGACGAAGCTGCGCGGCTCCTTCCCGGCTTCCCAGCCTCCCCAGAGGTTCTGGGTGATGTTGCATTCGCGCTCGGCCTCGCGGAGATTCCACCCCATCCGCCAGCGCACCAGGGCGAGACGCGCGCCAAACGTGGCGACGTCCGGGATCCAGTTTGATGCAAGCTCACTCGTGCTCATGAAATCGATGTTGGCATAACCGCGCAAATCGCGCAACTTACGAACAAACGTGCATTACAAGCCGTTTTGCGCTTGTAATGCACGTTTCGTCGTGATTAGGTGTCGTGCATGACATCGTCCGACGTGTATTGCACGACTGCCGAGCTGGCCGCTGAGCTCCACATCGACCCGTCGACCCTCCGTCGCTGGGTCGAGAGCGGAACAGTGAAGCCTGCATTCACGACCCCCGGTGGGCATCACCGTTTCGATCGAGCTGACGCATTGCGCCAGATAAAGGGCGTCGAGGTCGAGACGCATGACAGCGAATCCGAAGCGGTGGCGTCGTGAGCGGGGCCTGCTCAGAAGTGGATGACGGTCGGGGTGCCGGATCCGGGTTCGGTCGGTTCTACACGTGCTTCGTCGCTCGTGAACGCGACCCCCACTCCGGGGTGGAGGTAGAACGTCGCCGCGCCCGGATCCACGGCGCTGCCGATGGTGAACCATCCAACGCCGCCGCTGCGCAGCGTCTCGTCGAGCTCGCTCTTGATGCTCTCTTTGGCGGTGTCGCTGATGCCCTTCGCGATGGGCACCCCGTCGTAGTACAGGTCCCAAGTGGCCATGATTCTCCTTCGGTCGATGCGGACGGGGCGGAATCCCGTGCCGCTACTGAGCCGATCGTAGGAGCCGAGTCCGGTGCGTCACCTTCGGGCGCGCCGGACGATCGGCTCACCCTCGGCCCGCTCGGCGACTCCACGCGTGTGTCCTGCGATGCGCTCCGCCGCACGCTCGAGCATCTCTGGTCCACCCCTCACACCCTGCGAGTCGACAAGGTCGCCTCCGACCTCCGTGCGCTCGCCACCCGAATCGAAGAGGAGTCGGCAAGATGATCCGACGTCGTATCCATGCAGCCCTGACCGCCGCGCTCGCCGCCGTGGTCGCTCTCACGCTCGTCGGTGCGCCGGCGCTCGCGTGGAACGCCCCACCGCCTGAGCAGGAGCCTGCGCTGCCTGCCGAGGGAGTGCTCGGCCTCGACTGGGCTGACGGGAAGTGGACGCTCACGGTCGAGCCTGGCGCGTGGGAGATCAAGGTCATCGAGCCGGTGAACAAGGTGCTCTGTGGCAAGAACTACGGCAAGCCCTGTGCCACCACCTACGAGCTGCCGACGTCGGCGCACTGCGTGATGGTGCAGGTTGATTGGTACGGCAAGCACAACAGCACCGACCCGTGGCGCTGCAAGCCGTCCAAGCCCACGCCGACGCCGACCACCACGGCGACCCCGGAACCAACCCCCGAGCCGACGGGAACGCCGGAGCCGACTCCCACGGCCACCCCGGAGCCCACACCGTCCGCCACGCCGGACCCGAGCCCGACTCCGGAACCGACCGCGACTCCCACACCGGAGGCCACCGCCACATCTTCACCGTCCCCGACAGTGACACCGGAGCCCACGCCGACGGCCACGCCGGAGCCGAGCCCCACCCCCGAGCCCACCGTGACGCCGACGTCGACGCCCGTGCCCACGCCGACGCCTTCGTCGACGCCCGAGCCCACACCGACCCCGACACCCTCGGTCACGCCGACGGCCACCCCAGAGCCGTCGACGAGCCCCACCCAGCCGGCGCAGCCATCCCCATCTGCGACCGAGGGTGTCGGCCCCACCCCGCAACACACCACAGCGCCCGGGACCGCAGCCCCGACCGCGGGTGTCGACAGTCGCCACGCGCTCGCCAGCACCGGGAGCACCTCACCCACCCTGATCGCGCTCGCCGCGTTAGGCCTGGTGCTCGTCGGGCTGACGTTCCTCGCGGCGCGGAAGCGGGCGCAGCGATGACCGCCTATGCGCTGCTCGCGGTCGGCTTGATCTGGGCTGGCCTCGACATCGAGGACGACGTCGCCGACTGGTGGCTCGTCTGGGGCCTGCTGATCGCGGTCGGCGCTTCGGGGCTCCTGTGGGAGTGCGCGGTGAATCGTCTCTCTGCGACCGCGCAGCAAGCGGCCGCCTGGGCGATGCCAGTCGCCGAGCGGGTCGCTCTTGACTACGCGGACACTCATCGCCGCCTGGCTGCGACTGCGGAGTATCAGCGTCTTGCGGCCGCGGCCGCTGAGGAGGAAGCGAGTCGGCCGGAGTGGTTCTTCGATAGGAACCGCTTCGCTCTGTTCATCGAGGTCAACACCCCGGTGATTCTCGGGAGGGCGGAGCGGTGAGCTGGGGTGTTGAGTTGGAGCTGCCCGACGGGGAGATCGTCGATATCGTCGACGGCCACACGTACAACCTGTCGCCGATGTGGCGTCTCGCGGGCGTCTTTACCGCGTCATCGAGCGAGTTGGAGGGCGAGCTGGCTGCGTCTGCCGGCACGCGCGCCGCGATCGGACTGCTACGGGCCGTCACGGATCCCGCAGCGTTCCGCGCGCTGAACCCTCCGAACGGTTGGGGTGACTACGACGGCTTCGTCGAGGTCCTCACCAGGTTCGCGATCGCCTGCGCTGACCACCCCACGGGCATCGTGAGGTGGAACGGGTGAGCGGCATTGGATGGCTGGTCTTCTCGCACAGTGCGCTCGTCTTCGCGGTCATCTGCCTGTGCGTGCTGGTTCAGCGGTTGATGCACCGAGCCCACCGGGTCGACGATCGTGTGCGCAACCTCGAGGGCATCGTGATGGCACCGCCGAAGCCGTGCCGGTCCTGCCGTTGCACCGACGCCGAGCTGCTCATGTCGGGTGGCTGGTGGGTGGAGCCCGACCTGTGCTCGTCGTGCGCCGACGACATCGCTTCCTCGCTCGAGTCGGGCCGCGGGTGATGACCATGGTCGAGCTGCTGCAGCCCCGCACGATCATCTCTCGCATCAACGGCCGCGACATCCGCCTGCTCGTCGACCACCCGTACGTCTACTTCCGGCGTGAGGATGTCGAGGACTTCGCCGATATCCCCCCGTGGGGCAACGGGGAAACGCTGCTGCTCGACGACGACCAGGTGATCGAGGTCAACGGGGTCGAGTACTACACCCTCGAAACGGTCCTCTATCGTGCCCGGTTCGACGCTCTCTCCTCGGAGAAGGGTGACGAGCTGCTCCGGTGGATTGACGCGGAGCTTGACCAGTACCTCACCCCGGAGGTCCTCGAGGCCGCGCACCGTGCCCCGTCGTTCGCTGAGGCGTACACGGTCGCCGCGGCCGCGAAGCTGCTCGACCAGGATCCCGGCGTCTCGATGGGCCGCGATCGCCTGTTCGAGTTCATGTCCCAGCTGGGCTGGATCGAACGCAACACGACCGGCGCCGACGCGTGGATCCCAACCCGCCTCCCCACATCCCGCGACTGGGTCGCGATCCGCACCGTGAACGTCGGCCCCCGCAAGTCCCCAACCCGCTACCTGCAGATCCACATCACCAACGCCGGCCTCGCCGAGCTCCGCCGCGCGCTCGCCGCGACCGCCCGCCCCTCCGCCCGCCCGGTCGCCCCGACCCTGTTCGACGGGTGGGCCGATGTCGACAGCTGACGACTGGTACGACGCGTGGCTCGCTGACCTATGCCGCCGCGCTCGCCGCACTGAGGTGCGTAAGCGCCTGACGCTCGAGCTCCGCGGTGTGCAGCACGACGTCGCGACGTCGCCCGAGCGCGCGTTCGACGAACAGACCGAGCAGCTCCGCCGCACCCTTCAACACTCGCGCGTGAGCGCAGCCTGATCCACCCGTCCCGATAACCAGGAAGGTTCCCCAACCATGACCATCAACGACGCCCCCGAGTCCGTGCTCGAGCTCCGCCAGGTGAACCCCGCGATGCTCGTCATCCGCGATCAGGCCCGTGAGGATGCCACTCCGGACGAGCAGCTCGTCGACTCCGTCCGCCGGCATGGCCTCATCCAGCCCCCGGTCGTGAAAGAGGATCCCGAGACGGGCGAGCTCGTGATCGTGACCGGCCACCGTCGTGTAGGCGCGGCGATCTTGGCTGACCTCGAGCGGATCATCGTGATCATCCGGCCCTTCGGTGGTGCGGAGATCACGCTCGAGGAGCAGATCGTCGAGAACGAGCGCCGCAAGCAGCTCACCCCGAACGATCTCACGAGAGGGTACGAGCAACTCACCCTGTTCGGACTTCGACCGGAGGACATCGCGGCCGGGCTCGGCGAGAAGGTCGACCGCGTACGCGCCGGCCTCCGCGTCGTGAAGTCCCAGAAGGCCCGCGACCTGATCGCCAACGAGCCCACGATCGACCTCGAGCGGGCCGCGATCATCGCCGAGTTCGACGAGCACCCCAAGCTGCAGGCGAAGCTCATCGAGACCGCCACCACCCGTCCCGAGAACTTCTCACGTGACGTCGAGAGCGCGCGCAGCCAGCGTGAGGTCGACGCCCGCGTCGCAAAGCTCAAGACGACGCTGGCAGATGACAACGTGACGGTCGTCGAGGTGAGCAACTGGAGCGACAACTACTGGCGCGGCAAGGACGGCCGCGGCCGCGCGCTCGACAAGCTCGACATTCGACGGCGAAGAACACGACCGCGACACCTGGAAGGACCAAAGCAACGAAGAGGCGATCCTCGACCTCCTCGAGTCCCGCCAGACCCCTGCACTCCGCATCGCACTTGCCATCGCGATCGCCCGCGTCGAAGAGAACCTCGACAGCGTCGCCGCACACCGCTACTGGCCTGCACTCGCCGCCCTCGGCTACACCCTCACCGACACCGACAAAGAGCACCAGGCCCAGACCGTCGAAGCGCTCGCCGAGTGGAAGGCCGAGCGCGCCAACGAGGCCGCCGAGGATGCCGACGAGCAGGAGGACGGTGAGGAGGAATGATCTCGGGGTTGGCCAAGATGGCGGCGCCCGAGGATCTTCGGACCACGGCCGGCGCCCCGCGCCCGAAGTCGCTCCGGTGGCGGCCGGGCGACCCGGTCACCACCGACGGCGTTCGTTGGGTGATCCGGATCCTCACGCCCGAACGCGTGGAGCTCGAGGCCATGAACGCACGCTGCGGCATGTGGTGGACGACGACCCCCGACAAGCTCCCCGAGAAGACCGGCCGATGAGCACAACACCAGGTATCAAGATCGTCTGCACCCACAAGGGCTGCAGCCGCCGCAGCGTCGCCCGCCGCCTCTGCCGCGCCCACTACCAGGTGGCGTGGAAAGCGGGCGAATTGGGGCAGCACGAGAAGCTCCCACCGCGGGAGAAGAAGCATGACTACACCTGCCCGGACGATCACAAGCACGCCACCGCGACCACCTGCTACATCCAGCACCAGTGCCGTTGCGACGCGTGCGTCACCGACCACAACGCCCGAGAATCCCGCCGCAGCCGGCTCAAGGCCTACGGCCGATTCGACTCCGGACTCGTCGACGCCGAACCCGTCCGCGCCCACCTCCTTGCCCTCGCCGAGTACGGCATCGGATACAAGCGCGTCGCAGCGCTCGCCGGCGTGGGCGTGACCGGGGTCCGCACGATCATCTGGGGACGGCAGGAGCCCGGTCGCCGCAATGGTGAGATCCCGAAGCGGGTCCCGCGGAACAAGGCGGAGGCGATTCTCGCGGTCGAGCCGCGGCTCGAGCACCTGGGCCGCCGGCAGTCCGTGAAAGCGGGCCCGTACGTGCGTCGCCTGAAAGCACTGGTCGCGCTCGGGTGGTCGCAGTCGAAGATCGCAGCCGAGCTGGGGATCGAGCGCGCAAACTTCCGGTACATCGTCGAGTACGACAAGGCCTGGCAAGCACAAGCGCACAGGAACCGGATCATGATGGGCGCAGGCACTGCTCGCGCCATCGTGGATCTGTACGACCGTTGGTCGAACGTGCGGCCGCCGGAGCGGGATCAGCGGGAGAAGATCGCGGCGACCCGCAGCCGCCGCTACGCAGCCGAGCGGGGCTGGCCCCTCCCGATGGACTGGGAAGCGATCGACAACGACTTCGAGCGCCCAACGCCCGTGCGGAGGTCTGCAGCGTGAGCGGCATCGACCTGGATCAGTACCTGCGCGAGCTCGCCTCCCTGCGAGTCCACACCGATGAGGTGATCGCCCGCGACCAGGTGATCGTCTATGGCGCGGATGTGTTCATGCACCCGTTGATGCTGATCGAGATCGAGTACGGCACGGACCTGGAGGCTCGCTCGCGCGCGGCTCTGGAGTGGATCAACGACCGCATCGAGCTGTCGGCCCTCCGATCGCTGCGGCGGTTGGACCGGCTGCACAGGAAGCCTCTCGACGCTCTCACCAGCCGTGGACCTGAGGACCTCGCCGCACGCCTCAAGGACCTCGCCCGTGCGGTCGCTGGCATGGGGGCGAGTGCGCGCGACCTGACGGGCTATCTCAGAGCGCGCACGGAGAAGATCAGCGATGACGGCGACTATCTGAGCCCGCCGTCAACGGTTCACGCGTGCCCGGAGTGCGCCCAGGGCAAGCCGTGGAACTGCACGGGATGGGCGATCGACGACCGGGACGAGATGGTGCAGTGCGAGCGCCCCGACCTCAACGAACAGGAGCAAGAGCTATGAAGGCACACACGATGCGCCGCAAAGTGCGCGAGGGCGGCCTCGCCCATCGTCTGCTGACGATCGCCACCGACAACCACCACTGGTACGACTGGGGACACCGCCTGATGACGCTGGTCGGCCGCTGGGACGGCACCGGCGACTACAGCATGCCGCGCGGCCGCGACCTCTGGTACCGCTTCGACTCCGACAATGAGACGAGCGGCAAGATCATCACCACGCACCGCTACACCGACGTCCGAGACATGCCGGACGCGGGCTGGAAGGTCTTCGACGTCCAGGACGACGGACACACGGTCATGCTCGGCTGGTGGGGCGACCGAATCCGCTTCTACGGGCTCAACAGGCGCGAGCTGGCACTGTTCCGCCGGTGGGATCTCTGGGAGCGCCGCGCACGCGGTGAGTGGTTCGGCATTCGACGCTGGCTCTACTGCAAGGGTTTGCACGCCGCAGTGCACCTCCGGAAGCCGTTCGCGTGCAACACAACGCCCCCGCCGGGGTCGGGCGGCTACTCGCACTGGCACTGCGAGCTGCGCGGCAAGCACACCGAGCACCGCTTCCGCGCGTACGTATGGGTCGATGGTCGCGTAACGCACCGACCGAACGAACAGAAGCCGACGCGATGACGCACACGGTCACCGTGACGACGAGGGTCGAAGACGAAGGTACTCCCAACGAGTTCCGCGTCATCGAGTCGATCACGTTCAAGTGCGACGCCCCTCAGGACGCCGACTGCCGACGCTGGCCCGACTGTGGGTGCGAGTCATGGGAGTGGAACGAGGCGGGCACGCACGACCAGAACGAGCACGAGCGCGTTCCTGGCCAGAAGTGCTGGCTCACCGACTGGTTCGACGCGGAAGGCGCGATCTACGTGGGTGACGACTACGACGACATGCGCGCCGACTGCGTGCCTGCCATCGACCGTACCGGCGAGATCACCGTGGCGTGGAGCGACGAGTGGCCCGAGTGGACGTTCCTACCCGAACCGGGCGATCCCTCATGAGCGCGCCGATCCTGATCCCCACGACACTCGCGAAGATCGACGCATCACTCCACACGTGCCAGGGATGCGACGTGTGCGGCAGCCTCGGATGCCTCGACTCGCATGGGCTGTGCGACGCGGTGAACCCCGAGCAGACGGCCGGGTGCTTCCGCGAGCCGTTGCATGACGGTCTGCACACATTCGAGATCGGCCGAGCCGTGACACAGGAACCGGAGGGACGCGAGCCATGACCGTCGAACTATACCGAGGTGAGTCAGAACCGGTCGCCACGAACCCTGTGCTCAGAGGCGTCGATCTCGCGATGGATCGCCTGGTGCGCGAGGACTGCTTCACGGAGCGGACGCTGCGCGTAATTGACGAGCTGCGTGCCGAGGTGCTCGGAGTTGCCACGCCGGATGAGGTGCGAGCGCACTACCCCACACCCGAAGTGCGCTCCGACGCGGGCCGTCGTTCGGTGGTGTCCACACCCGGGTACGAGTCGAACGGTCTCGCGAAGGCATTGCGCCGATTGCTGGACAAACACTCGCTCCACGGTGACGTTCCTGCCGACGACATTGACGATCTGCTGGACCGATTCGACTCGGCCTCGGCGGTGTCCGCTCCACCCACCATCACCGACGAGATGGTCGAACGAGCAGCCCGAGCACTCTTCGAGGAGCCGGGCCACGACCCCGAGTCGCCCGACTACACGACGTGGGCTGACGTGGTGGCTGAGACACCGGAGCGCGCGGCGATATGGCGAGATGACGCGCGGCGCGTCATGGTCGCTGCTCTTGGGGGGAGAGGAGAAAGCCCATGGCTGACAACGTGACTCGGATTCACCCTGCTCCGAGCATCCCAAACCCGTTGACGGTGAATCCGTGGGAGGTGCTGACCACCGCGGAGATCCAGGACGCCATCGCTCGCGCCGATATCAGGATCGATGCCGCTCTGCACACGAAGCAGTCATTGCAGCGTGAGCTCGAACGGCGGTGCGTCGAGCCGGGATGCGAGGTCTTCCCCGACGCGACCTGGGATCGGTGCGCCGAGCACCAGGCCACTCAGGAATCGGAAGGACGGTAGCCATGAAGCGACTTCTATGCGCGTTGCGAGGGCACCGCTGGTACCCGACCCGGGACGGTGTTGCCGCGCGCGACTTGCCCGGAGGCGGGTGGGCGTTCGCGACCCGAGCCGTCGAGTGCTCACGCTGTGGCCAGCGACGGTACGCACCGGAGGAACGGTAGCCATGGCCTACGACTGCAAGCCGTGCGAGCGCCCGGAGCCGCACGATGACCACTTCCACGGGCGCTCATGGTGCCTCGGTCTCGGTTCCCAACGAACAGGAGCAGGAACGATGACGCACACAGTCACCGTCACGACGAAAGTCGAAGACGAAGGAACTCCCGACGAGTTCCGCGTGGTCGAATCAATCACGTTCAAATGCGACTCCCCGCCCGACGCCGACTGCCGCCGCTGGCCCGACTGCGGATGCGAGTCGTGGACTTGGAACGAGGCAGGCACGCACGACGAGAGCGGGCACGAGCGCATTCCCGGACGGAAGTGTTGGCTCACCGACTGGTTCGATGCCGAGGGCGCGATCTACGTGGGCGACGACTACGACGACATGCGCGACGACTGCGTGCCTGCCATCGACCGGAGCGGCGAGATCACCGTCGAGTGGCGCGATGAGTGGCCCGAGTGGACGTTCACCCCCGAACCGACCGGTTCGGAGTCTGAGTGACGAGCTGGATCGGTTGTGACTTCGACGGCTGCGCTCGCCGCCATCGCGCACGCGGCTACTGCAACGGACACCTCGAACAAGAGCGCCGCGGCAAGCCCATGACGCCCCTGCGCACCCTACCGCGCTACGCGTGGACCTATGTCGCGTACTGGCCCGACCTGCACGGCCCGGGCCTGGGCGTGCTGAAGGTGGGGCGCGCGTGGTCGCGATCGCGCATCGAGATGCTGCTCGCGTCTGGCGCTCACCTCATCGCGAACGAGGGCAACACCGACGACACGTGGGAGCGCAACGCGCTGCGGTTCCTCGCGACCCGATTCAAGCCGGCCTTCCACCGAGCCTCGGAGGCGTCGGGGATCCTCATCCGCGGGTCCGGGTGGACGGAGTGCTTCGCGGTCGACCGTGAGGACCTGGCCCTCGCCTGGGAGCTGTGCCTAGAGGCGTTCGCGTTCGGGTCGGAGTACGGCGAGAACCCGCCGAGCGCATACGCGAGGAAACCGCAGCGTCAACCGCAGCGGATGTTGGACGAGATGGAGATTACAGATCATGCAACCGAGGTGGCCATTGAAGAGGGAACCGACCGAGCGCGATCGGGAGTTCCCGGGCTACCGGATGGCCCCGACGGAAGCGAGATTGACTGCGGAGGGCCTGTGGCGCCTCACCGACGAGCACGGCCGACGCACCCTGCAGCCCGAGGCGCTCGCCGCGGAGCTGTACTCGGCGGGCTGGCTTTCGGCGGTCAGCGTGGAAGACGCGACCGAGCGGGTGGTGCTGCATGTGCTGCAGTTGGAGGAGTCCGGGTTTCTCTCGACCTACGCCGTAGGCCCCGAGGAGTGGCTGGCGCTGCATCGGCCGCTACCCGCTCTCAGTCTCCCTGCGGAGCCCACCTCGTGGGCGGGCCGTCCGACGAGCCCCGGATTTGCGGGGTTCGATTCCACGGCTTTAGAGAGGGAGAGAGAGGAAGCGCGAGCACGCGCACGAGCACGCGCGAACGAGATCGAGCACACGAACGCCGCCTCCTGGGCTCGCTGGCAGGCCTCACAGCGTCCACCGCAGCGCAGCACCCAGATCCCACTCGAGATGCTCGCTCCTCCCATCGGATGTCAGGACCACCCGCACGGCACCACCACCGAGGAATGCGGGCCTTGCGGCACCGCTGCAGCGCAGCGTCGGGAGTGGTTCGCCCGGGAGCGGTACGAGCGGCAGCTGGCCGACGAGGAGTTCTGGCGGCAGCAGAGCGGGGGGAGTGGCGATGACGAGCCCTTCTGAGGTCACCGGGTGTGCTCGTGGATGCGTGCAGGCCGGCGTGCACTACGCCGACTGCTCGATCTACGAGGACGAGCCTCCGACGCCGCGGTGCGAGGGGTGTGCACCGGCAGCAGTGGTCGACCGCCTGCTGCTGTGCGATCGCTGCTATCGCCGCACCCGGGGCCTCCTCCGGAACGCGTTCGATCTGCTCGCTCGGATGCGCACATTGACGGGTCAGGCCAAGGCCGTCGTCTACTCGCCTGTGAAGGTGTCGTCGAGTCGTGGGAGCGCGCGTGACCAGGTCGGGTCAGAGCTTCTCGACGCGATCACCGAGATCTCGTCGAACCTCAGTCGGTGGTCGCGCTACATCGACATGTCGACGCTGCGCGGGCTCGACCATGTGCTGACCGACATCGAGCAGACGTGGCGGCTCTCGGCGGCGGTGCTCGACACGCACAGCGAGGATGACACGGGAGCGCGTCACTGGTCGCTCGCTGACGCGGCCGCGCGGTGGGGCATCGAGCGCCGCGACCGCCACGTCTACCCAGCAACCACCGTGCACGAGGACGACGTCGAGGAGATCATCACACCCATCACTGAGTGGTACGACCCGATCCTGGTTGCCCGCGATGCTGCGCGACGTGCCGGCGTCGAGGAGAGGCAGCTGCGGCGCTGGGTGCAGCGTGGGTTGCTCGAGCCCGCCGCCGTGGTGCGCGGACCGGGCGGCACGGTGACGAAGTGGTACCAGGCCTCCGCGGTCGACGCGGCCGCTGAGAAGATGCGAGACCGACGCCACGCCGGGGTGAAGCTCGCACCAGAGTGAGGCCCGCGCTCCGTGGTACGCTGTGCGTGCACGGAATCTATGCCAAGAGCCTCGCCCGATCGGGTGGGGCTCTTTCTGGTTCCTGCGTGCCGATGCTCCACTTTCGCTAGCCGTTCGGGTCGGTCTGCGAGTGACGTGGCCGGCACGCGCCGCCCCGCCGTGACACGCGACACACACAGTTGCCGTTGGCAGGTCGCTCGATGCGCGCGGCGGGGCCTCTACGTGAGAACCGGTGGGCGTCGGCTGTCGAAGTCGGCGCCCACCCGGCCACACGTCAGCGACCGACGGGAGCCGGCATGCCCGATGTGATCCGCTCCCGCCAGTACAAGCTCTTCCGCGCCGAGATGAAGGCGATGTGGAAGCAGCAGGGCAGGCCCTGCGCGGCGGATGGTCAGCCGATCAACTACGACGGCCCGCCAAACGATCCCGACTCGTTCGAGCTCGACCACATCAAGGCCCGCAAGACGCATCCGCACCTCGCTCTGGACCCGAACAATGCACAGCCCATGCACGTGCGCTGCAACAGGGCGAAGGGATCCGGCGCGATGCTCCCGACCAACGGAGAGACCACGGAGGACTGGTGATGGCAACCAACACTGCAGTGCGCAGGGTCACACTCAAGGACGGCCCACTCGCGGGGCGCACGTTCGACGTGCCCCGCGCGGACACAGAGCTCGCACACCACGCTGCACCCGGTGGTCGATACCGCCTCACCGCCAAGCAAGGCACGTGGAAGGCCGACAAGCCGACCTCGAGCGAAAGCGGCGACTAAACGCATGGCCGCTATGACGCCCATCACCGCGCACGTGTACATCCGTGTCGATGGATCCGACGTGCTCAACGAGGTCGGCGAGGCAACGATCCCGATCGCCGCCGACATCGACGCGACACGCGACGGAGTTGGCGTGCTCCGCGTCGACCTCGTCAACCTCGCCGCGCTGCTGCACAGGGTCGCCGACTCCATCGCGCCCACGCAGGCCGAACTGATGGTCGACAGCGAAGCGGTACACGATCACAAGCCGGTTCAGCACCGCGATGGTCGACCGCCGTGGTGCAACGAGTGCGGGCTCACCGCCTCATTCCACGAGCCCAAAGGACGCTTCGATCGTCAGGGGTAGGGGCGTCTCCATCTCTGCAGGTCGCGACCCTAGGCGACTCCGCCGGCAGTGATTTCCCCCACCGGGAAAGACGCGGTTGCGGACGGTCTGTCCGCGTCCGCAAAGCCCAGATGATCGGGGGTTTTACGTCATGGCGATGAGCCCCGAGGAACGACGCGAGCGGGACCGCGAACGCAAGCGAGAAGCCCGGGCGAGAGAGCGCGCTGAGCGGGAGGCGAACAAGCCGGCGACCGCGCCGGAGGGCCCGCCGCCCACCGTGATGCATGACGCGGTCGACGCGGCGATCGCCGCAGCGAAGTGGTTGACCGGCACCGACGCGGCCTCCATTGCGCAGGCTCGAGCGCTCGCCGCCCGGATCGATCTGCTCGAGCACGAGGGTGAGACGACGAAGGCGCTGTCGGCGCATCGTGCGCTGTCGCAGGTGCTGAACGATTTGGGCATCACAGCGACCAGGCGGATGCAGTACGAGCTGCGGTCGTTGAAGTCGGCCCCGAGATCGGGGGGTGACGAAGACGATGAGCGGGAGCAAGGCGAAGGCGAAGCGTCGAAGCCCAGCAACGTCACGCAGCTCAGGCGGCCGGCGAAGCGCCGGTCGTAAGGTCTTCGGCTGCCAGACCCCGAGACTCTTCACCCCACCCAAGCGCGAGCTCACCCCGGAGACCTCCCTCGGCTTCGAGGTGCTCGAGTTCTGGGACTGGATGCGTGACCGCCTCGAGGAGCTCGACGCGCAGCGCGTCGACGGCGATGACAACGAGTACCTCGAGCTGCTGCCGCGGGCGCTTGAGTGGCAGCGATGGCTGCTGATCCACGCGCTCGAGCTGCTCGAGGGCGACGGGTGCGTCTTCCGGTTCCGGACGGTGCTGCTGCTCGTGGCCCGGCAGAACGGCAAGTCGACGCTGCTGACCGTGCTCATCCTGTGGCGCATGTTCCAAGACGGCGCCCGCATGATCCTCGAGACGCACGCGACCACCGAACACGCGCGCGCCGCATGGGAAGAGGCCGTCGCGGTCGCCGACGCGATCCCCGAGCTCTCCGACGAGATCGCCAAGATCAACGAGGGTAAGGGTTCCGAGCTGCTGCTGCTCGACGGTGGGGAACGGTTCAAGATCGCCACCGCCAACCGACGCGGCGGCCGCGGCTTCCGCGGAGATCTCGTCATCTTCGACGAGCTCCGCGAGCATCAGGACTGGCGGGCATGGTCCGCGACCTCCAAGACCACCCTCGCCCGCAAGCGCGCGCAGGTCTGGGGCGTGTCCAACGCCGGCGACCTCACCAGCGTCGTCCTCCGCCACGTGCGGAAAGTCGCGATCGCGCACATCACGGGCGAGGCGGTCGACGGCGTGCCGGCGGAGATTGCCGACACGGTCGACCTCGACTCCATCGGACTGTTCGAGTGGTCTGCGGGCACGGTCGACGGCCGCGAGGATGGGGCGCCCCGCGGGATCTGGGACCGCGAGGGGTGGGCGCAGGCGAACCCGTCGATGGGGTACACCGACCTCGACGAGCGCGCGATCGCGAACGCCGCGGCCACCGACCCGGAGTGGGAGTTCCGCACCGAGGTCCTCTGTCAGTTCGTCAACCTCGCCGGCGCCGGGCCGTTCCCCAACGGCTCGTGGCAGTCGGCGCTGGACAGCAAGGCCGCGCGCCTCGAGCGGGACGTCACTCGTGACCGGACCAAGCCCGCCTGCTACGGCATCGACATGTCCCACGGCCGCACGATGGTCTACATCTCGATGGCGTTCTGGGACACCGAGGGCCGGATCCGGGTGGAGAACGTCGCGATGCGTGCCGGCACCGACTGGGTGCTGCCGTGGCTGCAGTCCGATCTCCGCAAGGTCAAGCCCGATCACGTCGCCTTCCAGCGCCGCGGCGCCCCGATCTCGTCCATGTGGGACCAGTTCGAGCGCGCCGGCATCGACGTGCACTCGTGGGAGGGCTCGGAGCTGTCGGAGTGGCACGGCCAGTTCTACGACCTGGTGCGCTCGGCCGCGCTCGACGAAGCACCCGATGACGAGACCGACGAGCAGCGGCTCGCGCGGATCCGAATCAGCCACGGCGGGCAGCCGGCGCTGACGACCGCGGCACTGACGGCGCAGATCAAGCCGATGGGCGACGGGTGGGCGGTCGACCGCAAGGCCTCACCGGAGGACGCGGCGCCGCTGTTGGCGGCCGTGGCCGCGGTCGGGCTGCTGCTGACCGAACCGACCGGCGGCGCTGAGTCGGCGTACGAAGAGCGCGGCCTGATGGTCGTGTGACGAAGGGGGTGGCCGGGTGGGTGTCTTCCGGAGAGTGCTTCTGTCGCGGCGCGTGATCGTGAACCTGACCGACGGCTCGTCGATCGAGGGTGTGCTCTACCGGGATCCGGGGCAGCTGCTCGTGCTCAAGAACGCGATCTACCACGAACCCGGCACCGAGCCCGTGGCGCTCGACGGTGACACCGTCGTCGAGCGTGCTCGGGTGCTTTTCGTGCAGGCACCGTAGAGGAGGCCCCCATGGTCTACGCCGTCTCCGAGGGGAAGCTCCTGGCCGTCCAGAAGCCGACCTACAAGGCTCCCACGTCGCTCCGCATCAACGATGACCTGTCGCAGGACTGGGCGGCGATTTACCGGCAGCAGCCGTCGGTGCGCACGGTCGTCGACTTCCTCGCGCGCAACATCGCGCAGCTGTCGCTGCACACCTTCCGTCGCGTATCTGACTCCGACAGGGAGCGGGTCACCGACCACCAGTTCGCGCAGATGATGCGCCAGCCGAACCCGTACACGACCGGCTACCGGCTGATGTTCTCGCTGATCGCCGACCGCGGCATCTACGACCGCGCACTCTGGGTGAAGGCGTACCGCGACGGCCGGTCGATGCTCGTCCGGATCCCGCCCCGCCTGTGGACGATCGCCGACGACGACAACTGGCTGGCCCCGACCACGTTCATCATCAAGGGCAACAAGGGCGCGACCGAGATCTCCGCCGAGCAGGTGGTCTACTTCCGCGGATACAACCCCGAGGACGAGCGCTACGGGCTATCACCGATCGAGTCGCTGCGTCGCATCCTCTCCGAGGAATATGCGGCCGGGCAGATGCGCGAGCAGATCCTCCGCAACGGCGCCCGAGTTTCCGGGTACATCCAGCGCCCGAAGGACGCCCCGGCGTGGTCAGATCCCGCGCGAGAGCGTTTCACCCAGGGCTGGCGTGGCCAGTACATGGGTCACTCGGCCACCGAGGGCGGCGGCACTCCGGTGCTCGAGGACGGCATGACGTTCGTGCCGGCGTCGCAGACGGCCGCCGACCTGCAGTACATCGAGGCGCGCAAGCTCTCCCGCGAGGAGGCCGCGGCCGCGTACTTCATCCCGCCGCCGATGGTCGGGATCCTCGATCACGCCACCTTCGGGAATATCCAGGAGCAGCACAAGATGCTCTACCAGGACACTCTGGGCCCGATCCTGCAGGAGGTGCAGCAGGAGATTGCGCTGCAGATCCTCTCCGACTTCGATGACGCCGAGGACCTCTACAGCGAGTTCAACATGGCGGAGAAGCTGCGCGGCTCGTTCGAGGAGCAGGCGGCGCAACTGCAGACGTCGGTCGGTGCGCCCTTCCTAACCCGCAACGAGGCACGTGCGCGCGCGAACCTGCCCCGCATCGAGGGTGGCGACGAGCTCGTCGTGCCCCTCAACGTCCTCGTCGGCGGCCAGGCGTCACCTACGGACTCCGCACCACCGAAGTCGGCGGCGCTGTCGAAGGCGCTGACGGCGATCGAAAGCAAGGCGCGTGCCCCGCGCAGTTATGTCGCGAAGGCCGAGGAGGTCCTCAAGGGGTTCTTCGAGCGGCAGGCGCAGGTCGTCCGCTCGGCGCTGGGCGCGAAGGCGGATGCCGCCTGGTGGGACGCGGCACGGTGGGACCGTGAGCTCGGTGATGCGCTGTTCGCGTTGTCGGCGACGATCACCGAGGGTGTCGCGCGGGCGCAGCTGGCCAAGCTCGGTCTCGACCCGGACGACTTCGATCTGGACCGGACCCTCGCGTACCTGAAAAAGGTGGCCGGGTCGAACGCTTCGAGCATCAACGCGGTGACCCGGATCCGCCTCGAGGAGGCGCTGCAGGATGCCGAGGACCCGCTCGCTGAGGTCTCGCATGTGTTCGACGTCGCAACCGAGGCACGCGCTCCGCAGGCGGCGTTGACGGTCGCCACGGCGGTCGCTGGTTTCGCGTCGATCGAAGCCGTCGAGCAGGTGCGTGGCACGCGCACGGCCACCAAGACGTGGATCGTCACGTCCGGCAACCCGCGCCCATCTCACGCCCTGATGGCGGGGGAGACGGTGCCGCTCGATGACGTGTTCAGCAACGGCGCGAAGTGGCCGGGGGATTCCTCGGCGCTCGACGTCGACGAGGTCGCCGGGTGCTCCTGCGACGTACAGATCAACTTCGAGTAGGAGATGCGATGTTCACCAAGTCGATGCCCGTCTTTGTGAAGGCGGTCGGGGAGGCTGACGGCCTGGAGGAGGGTGTGTTCGAGGCGATCGTCTCTGTCTTCGGCAACGTCGACAGTTACGGCGACCGGATGATCGAGGGCGCGTTCAAGGACACCCTCGACGAGTGGGCGGCGTCGGGCAACCCGATCCCGAGCTACTACTCGCACCGGATGGACGACCCCGACTACAACATCGGGGAGGTCCTGGAAGCCAAGGAGCTCCCGCCGGGCGACGCGCTGCTGCCGGAGAAGATCAAGGACCAGGGCGGCCTGTACGTGAAGGTCCAGGTGGACATGCACGACGAGGCCCGGAAAGCCCGGCAGGTCTACCGACTTCTCAAGGGGCGCCGGCTGACGCAGTTCTCGTTCGCGTACGACGTCGTCGACTACGCGATCGTCAAGGGCGAGAACGACGACCAGCAGGTCTGGGAGCTCCGCAAGGTGAAGCTCTACGAGGTCGGGCCCACACCGATCGGCGCGAACCAGGAGACGGAACTTCTCGGGGTGAAGGCGGCCGGGCATCACGCCCGCCACCTCGCCGCCGAACTCAAAGCCGGCCGGGTCCTCTCGGCCAAGAACGAGAGCGAGCTGCGCACCGCGTACGACTCGATCGGCAAGGTGCTGGCCGCTCTCGAAAACGAAGACGACAGCAAGGCCACCGGGCGCGAACCGGCCAAGGTCACCGATGAGCCCACCGCGGCCAAGGCGACCGAGGAGCCCACGCGCGCACCGTCCGCCGCGACACGTCTGCAGCTCGAGCTCGCACTCAGCGAGTTCGAAACCATCAACGCCTGAAAGGGGCATCGCACATGAGTGTGGAAATCAAGGAGCGGATGGGCGCAGCGCTGAAGATCGCGCGCGACATCTCCGAGCTCGCGGCCAAGGAGAACCGCGACCTCACGGCTGAGGAGAACGAGAAGGCCACCGCGGCCCTGCTCGACTACAAGGCCGCCAAGAAGGACTTCGAGCGGACGCAGTCCACCGAGCAGCTGAAGTCCGCGCTCGCCGAGATCGGCCTCGACCTCGGTCTCGAGCCCGCCGGTGAGAAGCAGGCGCCGGCGGCGTTCCGTCAGCCGTCGAAGCTGAAGACCCTCGGTGAGATGTTCGTCGAGTCCGAGCAGTACAAGGCGCTGATGAAGCAGTTCCCGTCGGGAACGATCAGCCGTGACGCTCGGGTGCAGTCCGCACCGCTGGGCGTCAAGGCGCTCATCACCGGCGCCGGCGACACCTCGGGTGGCGCGTTCGTCACCCCGGACCGCCAGGCCGACGTGGAGATGCTCGGCCGCCGGCCGCTCACGGTCCGCGACCTCATCTCGGTGCGGCAGACCGACTCCGACACCGTCGAGTTCGTGCAGCAGCTCACGCAGCTGAACGCGGCCGACGTGGTCGCGGAGGCCACCAGCGCCGCCGCACCGACCGCGCCCGGCAGCGCCGGTCCGCTGGTGCTCAACGCGGGCGGCGGGTACAAGCCCGAGGGGTCGATGACCTTCGAGGTCGTGACCGCGACGGTCAAGACGATCGCCGAGTGGGTGCCCGCGACCAAGCGCGGCCTCGCCGACGCTTCGCAGCTGCGTGGCCTCATCGACCAGGAGCTCCGCGACGACCTCGCCGAGGCCGAAGAGGACGAGATCGTCAACGGTTCGGGCACCGGTGAGCACCTCACCGGCATCATGAACACGTCGGGGATCCAGACCCAGGCGTACTCCGCCACGGTCACCGACCTCGACCCGCTGCTCGAGACCACCCTCAAGGGCAAGACCAAGGTCAAGACGGTCGGCCGCTCGATCGCGTCCGGGTACATGCTGAACCCCGCGGACTGGGAGAAGATCCAGCTCGCCCGACTCGCGAAGAACCCGCAGAACGAGGCGGTCGCCGGCGCGATCCCGACCCTTCACGGCCTGCCCGTGGTCGAGTCGGAGGCCATCACCGCCGGTGAGGGTCTGGTCGGCGACTTCCGCAAGGCGGTCCTCTGGGACCGCGAGCAGGCGGCGATCAGCGCGACGGACTCGCACTCGGACTTTTTCATCCGCAACCTCGTCGCGATCCTCGGCGAGGAGCGGGTGGCGTTCGGCGTGCTCCGCCCCAAGGCGTTCGTGAAGCTCGACCTCACCGCCTGACATCTCACCACCGATCGGGGGTCACCGTGGCCAAGTGCAAAGTCTGTGGCGCGCCTCACCGCGCGTGCATGCCCACCACCACGGTGACCCCCGTCGATACCCACATCAACCAAGGAGGTCAGACCGTGGGAACACTCAAGCCCTACGAGGTCGTCGTGCCCGGACGGCGCGGCGGGGTCACCGCCACGCTGCTGCTGTCCGATGACGACGCCAAGCGTGCCGGCGTGTTCGAGCAGCAGCCCGAGCAGAAGGCCGCACCCAAGCGCACCCGCAGCAAGGCGCGCACCCCCCGCAACAAGGCGGCCAAACCCGCCGCCGACAAGGCCTCGACGCCCGCCCCCGCGGCGCCCGTCGAGGAAGCAACAGACCCGGACGCGTCCGAGTAGCAGAGGAGGTGGTGATCGTGCCCAGCATCACCGACCCGTTCGCAACCGCACAGCGAATGGAAGAGCGCTCACAGGGCGCGATCACCACCACCACTCACCCCTACCTGCACCGCGAGCTCGCCTCCGCAACGCAGGACATCCGCGACTACTGCCGCTGGCACATCGCCCCGCGGCTCCCGACCACCTTCCGACGCCGCGGCCGCAACGCCGGAGAGATCTGGCTCCCCGCCATGCAGATCCACTCCATCGACGCGGTCACCCTCGACGGCCGCACCCTCGACCCGGCAGCGCTCGCCGCTGTCGACTTCGACCCAGACACCGGCTGGACGAGCCTGTGTGGCCGCGTCGCGGCCGTGACGTTCACCTCTGGGCACGACGTCGTCCCCGCCAACATCGAGACGATCACGCTCGAGCTCGCGGCCGCGGCGCTGGGAACCTCGCTCGGCTACACCCGTGAGCAGGCAGGCTCGGTATCGGTCAGCTTCGACCGCGCGGGCGGCGGCATCGACGAAGACTCGCCGACCGCGCGTCGCCTCACGGCGTACCGCATCGGCAGGCTCCCGTGATCGGCGGCGCCGTCGCACGACACCGCATCGACGTGATCCGTGCGCCCCTCGTCGACGACGGACGCGGCAACAAGGAACGCGACTGGGCCAACGCCACAGAGCGCGGCCTGACAGGCTGGGCGATCGACGCCGGATCGACCACCGAGGACGAGGTCAACCGGGACGGCTCCGCTGTCGAGTACACGATCCGGGGCCCCTTCGCCGCAGACATCGCCGCGAGCGACCACGTGCGCCTGCTCGGCGCCGTGTTCGAAATCACCGGCGGCATCCTCCGCCAGCCGGGCCCGAGCCCGCTCACCAGCCACACGATCATCCGACTCACTCGCTGGGAGGGCTGATGGCCGCCAAGAGCATCCGCATAGCGCTGAACCCGCGAGGGGTCCGTGCGCTGCTGCAGTCGCCCGAGATCACCGAAGACCTCGAACGGCGCGGCGAAGCGATCGCCACCGCAGCCGGCGGCGCCCCCGACTTCGAGGTGCGCGCCGACCGCAACCGCGACCGCACTGTGGTGTTCGTCACTGCCGCAACCTTCGATGGCCGCAACGCCGAGTCCGAGGACCGCGCCCTGACCCGGGCGATCGACGCGGGGAGGTGATTGTGGTCGAGCTGCTGATCCCCTCCGACGTCGAGGTCGCTGTCGTGACCGAGCTCAACGCGCGGATGCCGGACCGTGACTTCCCGGGGGCGTGGGGGACACGCATCCCGAACGATCGGGCAGAACGTAGCGAGTTCGGGCGCGTGCTGGCCGCTGGCGGTTCGGAGCGTGACCTGGTGACTGACTCACCCACCGTCGTCATCGAAGCGTTCAGCGACCGTGAGGGTCGCGCGCAGCGCATGTGTGCGGTCGCCGTCGCGGTCGTCCAGGCTGCGGTGCGCGGCGGCGCGCTCGGTGGCGTCACCGCCTATCGGGCGCGCGTGATGTCGCTGCCGCAGAACCTCCCCATGCTTTCGGTGCCTGGCCGCTTCCGGTTCACCGCCACGCTCTCCGTCGACCTGCGCAGGTCGTCGGTCTAGGTTCCCCAACCTCCGCACCGCCCGGTCACGGGCGGTGTTCCTCGTTGCCTGAAAGGGGCACAGCATGACAGTTACGCAGGACGACGTCTTCGTCGGCGCCCCGGATCAGCAGGTCACCGGCGCGATCCTCACCGGCCCGGAGACCGACACCATCCCGACCACGATCGACGACTTTGTCGAGACCGGCCTCGCCAATTCGGGGTACGTCGGTGAGGACGGGGTGACGATCACCCCCACCGAGTCGACGGAGTCGATCAAGGACTGGTCGCTGAAGGTGATCCGCAAGATCCTCACCGAGTTCGATTCGACGATCGCGTGGGCTCACCTGGCGCTCGACGAGTTCAGCCTGAAGAACTACATGGGCGACGACAACGTCGAGGTGACCCCGGCGACCGTCGCGCACGGCACTCAGACTCGCGCGGCGATCGCCGGCGAGATGCGACCGGTGAAGGCCTGGTACTTCAAGATCAAGGACGGCGCTCGCCGGGCCCTGATCATGGTGCCGCACGGCCAGGTCACCGAACGCGGCGAGATCGCTCTGCTCGCATCGGCCGCGATCACGCTGCCGGTGACGCTGACGACCTACCCGGACGCCGCCGGGAAGAACATCTACATCTTCCTCGACGACGGCAAGGTCGCATCCGCCTGAGTCGTTTCGACCGTCGCGGCTGGGTGATGGGAACCCACCCAGCCGCGACGCCACACCATCCCGGTTCCCCACGTTGAGAGGTTCCCAAGATGACCGCAGAGAAGTTCCACTACCCGCTGCCCGACGGTAGTGAGCTCGTGATCCCGAAGTACAAGCACGTGCCCTCCGGCGTGGCCCGCAAGGCCCGCCGCGAGGATGCCGGCAACCAGATCTGGACGTTCCTCGAGGCGGTGTGCGAGCCGGAGCAGATCGAACAGCTCGACGGCCTCGACATCGGCGACTTCGCGAAGTTCGCGCACGAGTGGCAGAAGGACTCCGCTGTGAAGCCGGGGGAATCTTTGGCCTCCTCGATCTCGTAGACGAGCATCGGGAGGCGATCGAGTTCGAGCTGATCCAGATCGGTCGGGATCTGGATCAGCTCGGCACGCCCGCGCTGTCATGGCGAGATCTCTACGTGTTGGTCCGGCGATGGCAGAAGACCCCCGGCAACGCGTTCGCGGAGTCCGTGCATGGGCACGCGGTCCCGTCGTGGTCGGAGCAGGTCCTCGCGCTGATCGTCGACGCGCTGCACGGCATCGCGTTCATCCTCAAGCGCGGCAAGGGGCAGCGCCCCAAGCGTCTGCAGCGGTGGTGGGAGAAGCGGAGAGTGCAGCGATTCGGCCGGGAGCCGATCGCGCTGTCGCAGTTCGACGCCTGGTGGAGGTCTGCCGGCAAGAAGTGAGCGGGGGTGGCCGGTGTCAAGTTCCGGTGTCGAGCTCGCCACAGTCTGGGTGCGGATGGTCCCCACCCTCGAGGGCGTCGAGGGTCACATCACGCAGGCGTTCGCGCCCGCCGAGCGGGAGGCAGCCGACTCCGGAAAGAAGTCGGGCGCCGCCTGGTCCTCCTCACTCAAGGGCGCGATCGGTGTCGCAGCGGTCGGCGCTGCAGTCGTCGCAGGATTCAAGGGCCTGTACGAGGTCGGCGCGGTCTTCGATGACGTCACCGACACCATCCGGACCGGAACCGGCCTGCAGGGGGAGGCGCTCGACGGTCTCGTCGACGTCGCCAAGCAGGTCGGCAACCAGGTGCCGGCGCAGTTCGACCAGATCGGGACGACCGTCGCCGACCTCAACACCCGCCTGGGGCTCAGTGGCGACACCCTCACCACCGTTGCATCGCAGTACCTCGAGGCGGGCCGCATCCTCGGCGAAGAGGTCGACGTCAAGAAGACGTCGGCCGCGTTCTCCGCCTTCCGCATCGAGGGCGACGAGGTCGCCGGCGCCATGGACACCCTGTTCCAGGTGTCGCAGGCCACCGGCGTCGGGATGAACGACCTCGCGTCAGGCGTGCAGCGCACAGCCCCCGCGCTGCAGGCGCTCGGGTTCGGCTTCGAGGATTCGGTTGCGCTGCTCGGCTCGCTCGACAAGGCCGGCCTCAACTCGCAGCAGATGATGGGCGCGCTCTCCAAGGGGCTCGTGACCCTCGCGAAGGATGGCGAGGAACCGCAGGCCGCGTTCCAGCGCGTCACCGGTGAGCTGCAGGGCTTCATCGATGAAGGCGACAAGGCCGGCGCACTGAACCTGGCATCGAAGATCTTCGGCACGCGCGGCGCCAGCCAGTTCGTGGGCGCGATCGAGTCGGGCGTGCTCAGCATGGACGACCTGATGGCGGCTACGGGCGCCACAGGCGACACCATCCTGGGTGTCGGTGCGGAGACCGCTGACGCGGCCGAGCAGTGGCAGGTGCTCAAGAACAAGGCGCTCACCGCGCTCGAGCCGATCGGCACCGCACTGTTCACTGCGCTCGGTGACGGGCTCGGGTTCATCAACCAGCTGCTCGACGGCGCCGACTTCTCGATGTTCGGAGAGCTGCTCGGCTACCTGTCGCCGCTCGGGATCATCTTCAAGGCGCTGCAGCCGCTCCTGCCGGAGATCATGGCGACCCTCGGCCCTGCGTTGCAGCAGGTGATGGCGGCTATGCTGCCGGTTCTGCAGACGGTCGTGGGCACGTTCTCCGAGCTGCTCGCTTCCGTGCTCCCACCGCTGTTGCCGATCATCACCATGCTCGCCGACCTGATCGGTCAGGTGCTCCTGGCGGTGACCCCGTTGCTGCCCCCGCTGATCCAGTTGGTGTCGGCGATCTTCCCGATCCTCGCCTCGGTCGTCTCGGCGCTCATGCCGGTATTCCAGGGCGTGGTGAACATGCTGTCGACGATCCTGATCCCCGTCGTGGAGATGCTTGTCGATGTGCTCGGCGGCGTCGTCGAGTTCCTCACCGGGGTGTTCACCGGCGACTGGGAGAAGGCGTGGAACGGGATCCTCTCGATCTTCGAGGGGATCTGGAACGGCCTCGGTGACGTGTTCATCGGCGTGCTCAACGGCGTTATCGACCTCATTAACGGTTTCCTCGGCGGACTGAACGAGGTCGGCAATTGGGTCTCGGACATGACCGGCGGCGCGATCGACATCAACTTCGGTCAGATCCCGCACCTCGCGGAGGGTGCCACCATCCTCCCTCGCCGGGGTGGGACCCTCGCTGTGCTCGCCGAGGCCGGCCGCGCAGAGACGGTCGTCGACACGGGCCTGCTCAATCGGGCGCTCGAGGAGGGTCTCGACGGTGCAGGACGGGGCGGGAATGTACAGGTCGATGTCCATCCCGCAGCAGGCATGGATGAGGTCACGATCGGCAAGATCGCAGCGTCGGAGATCGACTGGGAAATGAGGAGGGGCTGATGCGGCGCCGAGTCACCATCGACGGGTTGATCTTCGACGGCGTCGCCCGCTACGGCGCGACCGGGTGCTACCTGATCGGGCCCGACGGGCTGACGGGCTGGGACGATGGCCCAGAGTCCCGCCGCACCGAGGTGCCGCGACCCGTCGCCTATGGCTCTTTCGATGCTCCCGAGTTCCTGTCATCCCGCGTCTACGTGATCACCGGCACGTTGCTGGCCTCCACCCCACAAGAGCTGCGGGTGATGAAAGACAGGCTCAAAGGGGTGCTGAACGGCGCTCGCCGCGGCAAGCTCACCGTGGAGGACGACCTCGGCACACGGTGGGCGTGGGTGCGCCGCGCCGGCACACCTCGAGTGGCGGAGAAGGGGATGACGGCGACCGCCGCTGAGTTCTCGGTCACCTTCTGGGCTCCGGATCCTTGGCAGTACGGCCAGTACCGTGAGTTCACCAACTCGCCCGCTCAGGTGCTGCAGCGCGGCAACGAGCATGCCGTTCCGATCGTCGACGTCGAGGGCAACATGCCAACCGGCTACACCATCTCGTCGCAGGGCAAGCAGTACATCGTCAGCCAGCCTCTTCTCACCGGCCAGACGCACCGGATCGACATGCGCACCGGGTGGCTGTACCGGAACGGCAGCCTGCAGTCCTCGGCGGTCGAGAAGGTCGAGACGTTCACGATCCCGCCGAACAAGCTGACGCCGGTCGGGCTCACTCCGGCCTCTGGCCTCGGGATGCTGTGGGTGAAGCTGCACGACACGTTTGTGTGAGAGGAGGTTGCTGTGTTCCGCACCATGGTGTTTGACACGGTCACAGGCGCGCCGCAGCTGACGGTGCACCCCACCGCCGCGACCTGGGGAGCGAAGCTCGACGGCGGGGCGCAGGGCTCGTGCACGATCCCGCTGCGCGGCTTCGGCACCCTCCCGCGCGGCTTCGCCCGCAACCTCCTGCTCGTGAACGCGCGGATGATCGCCCACATCGACGAGAACGACACAGTCATCGCGGCGGGGGTAATCCTCCGAACGGTCTACAACCGCGATACGGGCGCCGTCACTGCGAACTGGGTGGACATCCGTGAGCTCTTCCGCCAACGTCTCCCGTTCGGTGTGCTCTCGTGGGGTCCATCGGGAACGCTCAACGTCGAGGATCGAACCTACGCGGGAGCGGTTCGCGCCATCCTCTACCGCGGCATGGGATCGGGGGACCAGCCGGCATGGGATCTTCCGATTGCGCTGCCGCCCGATGAGGGCCCAGGATCATTCACCAAGAAGTGGAACTACTACGATGTGCCGATCATCGACGACATGCTGCGGGAGGTCGAGAAGGAAGGCATCGAAATCTACTTCGATCCGTACATCGCCAGCAACGGTCACCTCCGTTTCGCTACCCGCGTCGGCCGCCGAATCGCGCTCGGTGATCCGCTCGACCTGCCGGCTACGACGCCTGAGACCCGAGTGTCCGGCCTCACTGTCACCATCGACGGCTCGAAGCAGTTGACCGGGGTATTCGTAGTGGGCACAGGCACCGAAGCGGATACGAAGGTCGCGGGCGCTGGTCATGGGCCATACGACATCCCCGTTCGCGACGCGCGCCGCGCCGCCAAGGACGTGAAGTCGACGACGCGTCTGCAGCGTATCGCCGATGCGGCGCTCGAGGACAACTTCGATTACATCGTGCAGCGCTCCTACGGCGTGCGTCTGGGCTCCCCGGTGAATGCCGGCCACGTGAAGCCTGGCCACCTTCTTCGGATGGACGTGCAGGGCGACGACTGGCTCGCTGACCTCCGAACCACCCAGCGTGTCCTCAGCGTCTCTGGGGACCTCACCGAGAACGTGAAAGTCGAGTCGCAGTCCTATGGCGGATGACCTCAGTTCCAACCCGCAGTTCCGTGACCTTATGGATCGCGTGTCGAGCCTCGAGCGGGGGACGCCGCTCTACTCGGCCTCCGTGACCGAAGGCGAGCTGCGATTCATCGGCGGAAAGCTCCGTATTGAGTCAGGCGGTCGCATGGAGATCGAGGGCACGCTCGAGGTCAATGGCACCACCACGGTCACGGGAACCTTCAACGTCGCCGGCCCGTGGGAGCTCGAGGGGAACGGGGAGATCACCGGCGATGTCGACCTCAGCGGTGACATGGACGTCACGGGCGACATCGAGGTGCTCTCTGGCGGCCGGATCAAGATCGGCAACATCATTCTCAACCCCACCGACGAAGGCGGATCTCTCGACTTCGGCGGCGGCAAGAAGGTCCACGCAGGGTCCGGGTTCCTCGGGCTCTACAACGGATCCTCGTTCATCGCGTTCAACTCATCCGGCGTCGGGATGGGCGGCGCTTCGGGACCAGTGCTGAACATTGGACCGAGCGGTCTGCAGATCAGCAACCTGCCCACCCGGACTGCCACGGAGACAGGCCTGGGCCCGGGCGCACTCTTCTACCAAGCGGGATTCATCTACAGAGTCGTCCCCGGCTAGGGGCAGAGGTTCAAGCGTGCTGCGGTGATGATCGCGCTGCTGTCGAGGTAATAGCCTCCGACATTCGGCTCCTCGCCCTCGATGAGGACCATGGTCTCTCCAGACTCACCCGATGCGAGCCGATCACAGGCATCCTGACCAGCGGCGAGCAGCTGCTCGTCGGTCGCGTTCGGGATCTGAGTGCGGAACGCAGTCTGCCGCTCGCGGACCGCGGCGAGGAAAGCCTCATCATCGGCGTCCGCTGCGGGGCTCTCGGCAACGAGGGGTGGCGGCGTGCTCTCCATCGTCTCTGGCGCGGCCGCTGAGGCGGCTGGAGCGCTCGCGGTGGGGGCGACGGTGGGGTCGGGGCCTGAGCAGCCAGTGAGAGCTAGGACGGCCAGTATCGCGGCGGTGACGCCGAATGTAATCTTGGGCACGATGACCTCCCTGTAGGTCGTCTCTGGCCCGGACGAGTGACCGCTCGTTCGGGCCTTCTCTGTGCCCGTCACGTTAGCGCACTCCCGCGTGCGGGGGACAGAGGAGGGGCCGGATGAGCTCGTACACCTATACCGGCACACTCACCGACATCGGGCTGGGTGTTCTGGCGGGGTCGTCGCCGGTGATGCGGGTGCGTCCGGCGGTGGAAGCGTTCGGTCCCGATGGGATCGTGTCGGCGGTGCCGGTTCCCGTCGCCGTTGATCCAGGATCCGGGGTCTTCTCGATGTTGCTCTACCCGTCGGGTGAACTCCGCCCCGCGATGGGCGGGGCGGTTGGCGTCGATTACGTCATCGAGGTTGGCCGGTTCGAGGGCACGATCGATGGCCTTGTGTTCAGCAGCATCGACGTTTGGAAGTTCACTGCTGCGGCGGGTGGGGGAAACGTCGGCGAGATGGCGGGCGGTTCGCTGCTGGCTGTGTGGGTGGGTCCGCCGTGGCCGCCAGCCCCGTTGCCGGCAGGGCTGTACATCGACATCACACCACCGAACGCGTTCGGAATCGTTTCTTGACTCGAAGGGGGATTGCGCAATGGCGCTTCCAGCAGGGGTAGCTCAGCTCGGCACATTCAAAGGTGCGAAGGGGGACCGTGGTCCTGCCGGGACGTTCGCGTCTGCGGGGGCGACGTCCGTGGCGCCGGGGGCGTCCGCGTCGGCGGTGTTGTCGGGTCCGGAGGGTGCCCGTCACGTTCAGTTCTCGATCCCTCGGGGCTTGCCGGGCGTGAACGCGGTTCCTGCTGATGAGGCGATCGCCGCTTACCTTGCAGCGGAGGGGTCCCAGTCCAACGCGGCTGTCGAGGCTCTGCTCGCTACGTTCCCAACTTCGCCTTCTGCGATCGCGGCGATCAGCCCTGACCGTTTGGTGGTGTGGGGTGATTCGATCGCGGAGACCGGCGAGGTCGACGGCACGTCCTACCTGGCGCTTGTGGCAGGGTCGTTGGGCATTTCGCGCTTCAATGGCGCGTGGTGGGGTCAGAACAGCATCGAGATCGCCGCCCGGCAAGGGGGGCGCATGCAGCTGCTCACCTTCGCGTCGAACACGATTCCTGCCTCCGGTTCGGTCGTCGTCACATGCGAGACGTCGCCGATCGGTGGTACGGCGGGGCGTGGGCCGGAGGCCGGCGTACTCACAGGAACAGTCCAAGGTGTGCGGGGGGTTCTGTCGTGGGCAGGTTCGGACCTGATCTTCACTCGCGCGGCCGCGGGAGAAGCTGTCGTGTTGCCGGGGGCGGTACCGTTCATTGGGGAAGCGGCTCGTGCCTACCGGGGTGATGTCACGCTTCTCGCTGCAGGCCGCAACGGCACTCACATCCTCGACCGTTTGATCGACGCGCACCGCGGCATGGTGCAGTTCACGAACCCGCGCTTCGCGGTGCTCGGAATCCTGCCCTGGGAGGGCACCGATCCGACGCACACCGAGGACCCCGCTAACGCGGCGCTGCGTGCGCTGTGGCCGGACAGGTTTGTCGACCTGAAGGCGTGGCTGATGTCGGTTCGTTCCTCTCACGCGATCGCGTATGAGTTCACATCAGGGGATCTCGCTCACATCGCTGCTGGCTTCGTCCCGGGCGGGTATCGCACCGACGGTGTGCACCCGACCCTGCGAGGCCGCCATGCGATCGCGTACGCGGTGCGGGAGCACTTGCTCTTCAACATCCCCGATCTCGAGCTAGCCCCCGGCTATCGTCCGGTTCCGTCGCCTTCAGAGACACCCGATCACTCCTGGGTGACGGACGGTCTCTTCCCGGGGCTGCAGCTCGAAGTGCTGCAGCCCCGAGACGGGGTGACCGTCGCCCGTCAAGACACTCCAAGCGCCAGGCCCTTCGCCGACATCGACGCAGCCGCTTTCGACTCGCCGGTGTACAAGTTGGGCACAGGGTACAACGCGGCTCTCACGTTGGGGACGACACCGGCGGCGGCGACCACGTTCATGATCGGGCGGCTTCGAACGATCGCGACGTCGAAGATCATCGCGTCCACGGCCGGCGGCATCTTCCGCACCAATGGTACGCCCGTCAAGTGGGGCATGACATCGGGTGGGGGCAACTTCACTTCCGCAGTGAACGCGGACACCCTCCCGCACGTGTTCGCCTGGGTGCAGAACGGCGCGTCGTCGTCGCTGTGGGTCGACGGGGTGAAGATCGCCACCGGGACGCTCTCGGCCCCCTCAGGTACCAACGCGACATGGGGTGACGTCGGGATCGGCGCCGACCTGAACGTGGCCGGTCAGTTCGTTTACCGGTCAGCACTATCGGACGCGCAGATCGCAGCGATCAGCGCTGAGCTGATGGAGGTGTTGAACGCATGAACGCAGAAAGGCCGACCGTCGAGCCGACCGTTCAGACGGGCATTCCAGAGGCGGTCTCCGACCTCGACCTCATGTTCGAGTTCGGAGATCCTCGCGGGGAGAACGGCGGGGGTGGGCGATGAACGCGCTCACCCTCGTCCGTTCCGCGCTCGCCGAGTGGCGCCGCAATCGGGGCAACGAGTCGCTCTACTACGCATGCCAGCACTTCGACGGCTGGTACGTGCAGTGGGCTTTCGAGGGCTTCACCCGGAAGGCGGAGCGCACGATCCTCCGCTACAGCACCGCGCAGCTCGCCGCGAACGCAGCTCCCATGCGCCTCGGCGTGACGAAGGTCAACGACAAGCGCATCCAGCCCGGAGACAACCTGTACTTCCGGTACGGGAAGCCCGGCCACGTGGTGACGGCGGTCGGGTGGGATGGCGATCGCCTCCTCGTCTCCGACACCTCCAACTCCGGCGACACGGTCATCAAGCTCACCAACAACGTGAAGATCACCCACGCGGACACTCTCAAGCTGCCGTTCGTCGGCGCGTCGGCGCGCAACGGCCGCAACCTGCCGCGCACCGGCCTCACCGCCTACCAGCACTCGACGCCTGCGGGCGGCGGCGGCACTCCGGTCCCCAAGCCGACGCCGACGCCGGATCCCGAACCCACCCCCCGGAAGGACCTCGACATGGCCACCCTGTACGGCATCGCGAAGGACGACATCAACGTCTATGCCCTGAACACCGAGACCGGCGACGTTCGGCACGTCACCGCGGAGGAGTGGCTGCTCGTCAACGACGCTTACGCGGCCGCCGGCGTCCCCGTGCCTTACTCGCGCCGCAAGCTGAGCAAGAAGCAGATGCTCAAGCTCGTCGAGGACACCAAGGCGCGCGGGAGCATTCGTGTGGCGGTCCAAGCGAGCGGGGTATGAGCATGGACCGCCACCCCGTCGCCACTGCGCGCCGGCGCCGCTTCGAGGCGTTCATCCGCCTCCTCGATCTGATCGTGTACGCGGGCGTGTTTCTCGGAGGCGTGTACGCGCTTCTCGGCACGCCGGCGACCGTTGCAGATGAGCTGCAGGGCGCGGAATGGCTGGTGATGCTCTGGGCGCTGCTGCTGCTCGTCGGAGGGCTGTCCGGATTCGTCGGCAGGCTCACGCGGTACTGGTTCGTCGAGGTCCCCGCCACCGTGCTCGCATTCTTCGGGATCGTGATCTATTTCGTGGTCCTCGGTCGCTTCGCCTTCACGTCGATCACCGCCGCAGTCGCAGCCGCCATGGTCCTGGTCGCGCAGGTTGCCATGGCCCGGCGGTGGGCTGAGCTGCAGATCTTCGCGACCGATCCCGATGCGACCGACTTCAAGACCCGGATGGCCGACGCGCTCCGGAGGCGAACGACGAACTTCGTCCACCGCCACCGATAGGGGAGAGCTACATGGCTGACATGAACTGGGTTGCCACCATCGTCGGCGTCCTCTTCGCCGGCGGGATCGGCGCCACGATCCGGGAGATCGTCGGCGTCGTCACCCTCGCCCGCAAGGGCGTGTCCGGGAAAGAGCAGAAGAGGCGCGACGACATCGTCGCGCAGCGCGACTACGCGCTCGCGCAGATGCGCGCCGCGCAGTCCGAAGCCGACGCGCACGAGGCCCGCGCAGACCGGGAAGCGGTGCGCCGGCAGAAGTGGCAGGAGGAGGTCGCGAAACTCCGCCGCCTCGCCATCGAGCACGGACGTGACCCCGGCCCGTGGCCCGACATCGACGAAACAACAGACCCCATCCGCCCCTTCAAAAAGGAGTAACTATGAAGAAACTCGCCGCACGCGCGCTCGCTGCCGTGCTCCTGTCCCTCGCGCTGGTCGCAGTCGGCGCGCCGGCGCACGCTGCCGACGCCGCGGCCTTCGCGGTCGCGTTCACCCTCGACCCGCTCACGGTTGTGCAGCTGCTCCTCGCGTTCGCGCTGCCCGTCCTGGTGGGCCTGGTGACCACGCGGGTGACCTCGCCCGCCCGCAAGGCGTGGCTGCTCGCCGGCCTTTCGTTGCTCGCTTCGCTGCTGCTCGAGCTGGCGCGTTCCCTGCAGGACTCGAGCACCTACGATCTGGGGATCGCGCTGCTGGCTGCGCTGCCGGCATTCGTCGTGTCGGTGGCGTCGCACTACGGCCTGTGGAAGCCGACGGGTGTGGCCGACAAGGTCCAGTCGATCGGTTCCACCGACTCGGACGGGAGGGGCTGACGTGGCTCTGAATGACGCGATCCTCAACATCGCCGCGGAGGCGATCGCCGACGCCGCCATGTAGGCGGCGATCCACACCGCCGCGCCCAACAGTGCGGGCTCCAACCAGTCCGCGGCCGCGCGTGAGCTGATCCCGTGGGCGGCAGCGACAACCGGTGACCTGTCGTTGACGGGACCGATCGACTTCGAGGGCGGCGCCGCCTCGGGTGCGGCTACGCACCTGGGGTTCTGGTCGGCGCCGACCGGCGGCGTGTTCTACGGCTTCGTCCCTCTGACTGGTGACCAGTCGTTCAACGCGGCGGGGGAGTACACGGTCAACTCGATCAGCCTCAACGGCTCCGCGGCCTGATGGCGACCCCGTCTCTCGGCTCGTACCTGTTCTCCCGAGTGACGGGGCTCAGCCGCTCCGTGGACGTGTCCGCGCTCCCTGACGGGTCGTGGATGCTCGCCACCGTCTTCCAGGGCGGGTCGAACGTCCTCACCCTCACCCCGCCCGCGGGCTGGGTGCCGCTCGTTGCTCGCCAGCCGATCGGCACCAGGTCGTTCACGGTCTGGGGCAAGGTGAAAGCGTCGGGCGACGCGACGATGACCTGGTCGACCTCAGAGTCCGCGCCGATCTCCCTCGTCGTCGCACATGGGCCCGGGCCGTGCCGTCCGGTCACTGAGTGGGTCGTGGGCCTTGTGGGCGTCCGCTCGGCCGCCAACGCTATCGGCGGCCAGTCTGTGCAGGCAGGAACCGACACCACCACCGTGGCACCCGCGATCACCGTGCCGGCAGAGACACGTGTCATGACCGCATCGCTCGAGGCGACGACGGCGGCGGAGTCCAACATCGTCTCCGTGTCCGGTGCGACAGCATGGGCGTACATCAACCCCACGAACGTGACCGAGTCAACCTTCCTCGCGTCCGTCGACAAGACGACTGCCGGCGCAACCGGCCCGGTCACCACGACGTACGTCAACACGCAATCAGCGAACGCCGGCGCCGTGCAGATCGGCATCCCCGCTCCCGCCGCGACCGCGGCCGCGGGAACCGCATCCGGAGGCTTCACCTTCACGGCTGCAGCGGCCGGCGAGATCTCGCCCCTCCCCGGATTCGACTCGATCGACCAGGTGCTCCACACCCCCGGAGCCACCTGGGCGCACCGAGGCGGATCCGCGAACTGGCCAGAGATGACCGACTACGCCTACACCCGCGCCGCAGCGCACGGGTACGGGGTGCTCGAGTTCTCCTGCGCACGCACCTCCGACGGATGGTGGTTCGGGCTCCACGACGCGAACCTGGACCGTACGTCCGGGCTCAGCGGATCACCGAGCGTGTCGACCATGACACGCGCCGCCGTCGAGGCCTACCAGATCACGCTCAACGCAGGCGGGAACCCCCAGCCCTACTACGGGCTGATCGAGTTCCTGCAGAAGTGGACCCAGACCCACGTCGTGGTCATCGACCCGAAGAACGCCCTGTCGTTCTCGGCCGAACTGCTCGACCTCATCGAGCTCCACGTACCGGATGCGCAAGACCGAGTCGTCATGAAGTTCTTCGGCGTCGGAGGTGGCGCACTCACGTTCGCGGACCTGTGCCGCGCCCGCGGGTTCACCACCTGGGGGTACTTCTACCAAGCCGACTACGACTCCGGAGCGCTCGCCGCCAACCATGCCCGATGGGACTGGTTGGGGATGAACCTCGCGGCCACCACCGCGTGGACGGGCGGGACGTACCCGGCGATCGGATCCTACGGTCAGCCCGTCGTCGCGCACATCATCCAGTCGCAAGCCGAGTACGACGCCTCGATCGCCAAGGGCGCGACCATGGTGCAGGTCGGGAACGTCGCCGGCGTCCAGCGCGTCGGGGTCGAATCGGTGATCCCTGACGGCGACGCATCCGCGTCGTGGATCTTCCTGGCCACCGCAGCGGGCAGCAGACGCGCCCAGGGCACCGCAGGCGCCGCTCTCGCGTACGACGCGGCCGCGTCTGGCACCACGAGCCGCACTGGGTCGGCAGAGGCCGCCTGGGCGGTCGAGGGGGCCGCTGCCGGGTGGCGGCAGTCGCAGGGCGAGGGTCACGCGTCGCTCACGTTCGAGCTCGTCGCGTCGTCCTCGTCGACGTCGGAGGGATCCGCCGCCGGCGCACTCACCCTCACGCTGTCGGCCGAGGGTGCGACGGTGACGGCCGGCGCCGCAGCTGGCGCGTTCGTGATCGCCGCGGCCGCGGATGGGTCAGCGCCGGATGGGCAGCGCGTCGGTGTCGCGTCCGGGTCGTGGACCTTCGACGTTCACGCCTCGTCGACGGCCGTCGCGATCCCGGACCGGCCGCAGCTGGTCGGTAGCATGCCGCGGCACACACTGGCCGGCTTCGCCCCGGACCGCACGTTGAGAGGAGCACGCGGATGATCATCGTCAAGACGGGCGATCGCTACCCGATCGAGTTCACCGCGAACATGCCTCTCGCAGACGCGGAGGTCAGGTTGTTCGCCACGCGCCTCCCCTCGGGCGTCCGCCTCGAGCTCGAGTGCACCAAGCTGGAAGCCACCGGCTCCGTCCAGCACGTGCTCACAGGCGAGCTCGAGCCTGGCGACTACGGCGTCGAGCTCGAGGTCACCACCGGCACAGTGGAAGTGACCTTCCCAACACCGCAGGACCCCTCGGAACCGCCGTACGAGCTGCTCCGAGTGCTCGACTGACAAGCGCCCCCTCACTGGCTCTCACGCCACGGAGGGGGCGCTTTCGTCGGTATCAGGGGATCTCCTCGACGGCGCCTGACCACACCCAGCAGCGGTGTGCAGTGTCGGCGATAGTGAACTCGATGCCGACCGCGTCCGCCGTCCACCGCGCCGCGACCGCTTCGACCTGCAGCGGCACGTCACCGAACCGCACCCACGCTCTCACCTTGCGGCGGGGCTTCGGGTCGATCGTCAGGGGAACCTCGTCGAGGCGGAGCTCCTGGCCAGAGAGGGTCTGCAGCTTCGCATTGCGCGAGACGGTCTGCATCACCCGCTCGTTCATCTGCCGGTCGATCGAGTCGGCGTATCGCCTGTTGGTCCCCACAGCCAGGTTCCCCCTTCCCCGGCCGGCATCCATGCTAGACGGCCACCTCCGACACACCAACGCCCCGCCAGGCTCTCACCGGTATGGTGACGCCAGGCGGGGCGTTTTCGTGCGTCAGGCGGTGCTGGGGATCCCTGTGCCCCCGGCGCGACTCGAACGCGCAACCGTCGGATTAGAAGGCCGATGCTCTATCCATTGAGCTACGGAGGCTGACCGCTCTACGCTACCCGTCGGCCCGACTTCTCGGGAACTCGCACGAGCGGCAGCTGCAGCATCGCGGCCTCGATCGTGGAGTCGCGGACGCGCGCGTACTTCTGCACGGTCTGCTCGTCGCTGTGCCGCATCGCGGCCGCTACGACGGTCGTAGACGCGCCGGCGTCGATGAGCTCGGTCGCGAACCACGCCCGCATCTGGTGTGGCCGGTGCGCGACCCCCGCACGCTTGAAAGCCTTCGAGAGCACGTTCGACACGTTCGACGCGGTCACGTGCTCGCCGGGCCGCGTGGGCGAGGCGAACAGCCACCCATCCGTCCGCCACGTCTCGAGGTGCTCCCACACGAGCGGGTGGATCGGCCGCCAGACTTCCTTCCCCGCCTTCGCATCCTTCGACAGGATCCGCCGCCGCGACCAGTCGATCGAGCTCCCCGACACTGCCGCGATCTCCGCAGCACGGAACCCCTGGTAGGAGTACAGCAGCACCCACAGGCGGGTGCGCCGGTAGATCCCGGAGTGGAGCACGTGCTCGATGTCCTCCGTCGTGACAGGGTCGGGCTCCGACTTCGGCACCCGCACCTTTGGGAGCTTCGCCGCCGGGTTGTCGAGGCGGAACTCCTCGTCCTGCATCCAGGTGAAGAACCCGTATAGGAACGACTTGAAGTGCGCGCGGGTGGATGCCTTGATCCCGGGGCGTGCGAGGTCCCGGATCAGGTCGTGACGGGTCACGGTCATCAAGGTCTTGTCGGTGCGGCGGAGCATCGCACGCAGCGTGTACGTGCGTTCTCGGATGCTCTTCTGAGTCGATCCGGATGCGATCTGAAACGCGGTCCAGAAGTCGATATAGGCGTCGTCGTCCATAGCTTCTCCAGTTCCGGGGAGGTCTTTGGAGACTACGGACAACCAGCCGGCCGTCGCGGGGGGAGCGGCCGTGATCAGGATGCCGCCCGTGCGAGGCGGTGCGCGGTGAGGTCCGAAACTACCGCTTTGTAATCCG